ACCGATCTTCTGACCTGGAAAAACAGGTCAGTGACTTAAAAAAACAAGTTGCTGAGTACGAAGAGAAATTAACACTGAACGGTAGCCAACCCGGCAACGTGTTGCAGGTTGAATCATTTAGCAGTCTTCCCGTGGAAAAACAACGGGCAGAGTTGGTTAAAGCGATGCAAAGTGCAGACGAGTCAGGTGTTGGCATGTTCGCAAATTAAAATAAAACAATATGGCAGGAACAACTCTCACGACAACTGGATCAGCGACAGCAGGACCAGAGTCAACACTACAAGATTATTTCAATAAGAAATTACTTGAGCAAACTCTAAAGACAATCGTCTTGGATCAGTTTGCCTATAAATCACCTCTCCCAGCAAAAGCTGGGCACAAATCGGTACGGTTCTTCCGTTACCCAGAATCAGTAACTACTGATGTGCAAGCATTGACTGAAGGAACAGCAGTAACAGTTGGTAATTCTAAACAATTATCGATGATTACTGTAGACGTAGATCTCGCTCAATTTGGACAGACAGTTACAATTTCTGATCTCTTGAGCAATGTGGAATTGTTCAACACAATGGAGCAAGCAACTGTTCAAAACGGACAGGATGCAGCACTAAAAGTTGACGAATTACTTCGTAACACACTTGGTAATTCTTCTGCAACTCAAGCACGTTATGCTGGTGCTGCTACATCATATGCCACTGTTGGTGGTTCTGATGATGCAATGACTGCATTGGACATTCTAGATGCTTCTACAAACCTACGAGTTAATAACGCTCGCCCAAGTAACGGATACTTCACTGCTGTTATGGCACCAGAAGTTGCTCGTGATTTGATGAACGATGATGACTGGTTGGAAGCAAGCAAGTACGGAGCACCAGATCAGTTATTCCGTGGTGAAGTAGGCCGATATGCTGGAGTTCGAGTGGTAACCACAACAAATCCATACAGGCAGAACACTCAACGCACTTACAATGCTGCTGGTACTAAATACAGCACATTTGTTGTGGGTGACCAGGCATATGGTGGTGTGAACCTAGCTACAATGAGTGCTTACTCACCTAAGATGATCATTGCTCAAGGACCAGATAAAAGTGATCCATTGGCGCAATTAACAACTGTTGGGTTCAAATTCTATTACGGTTCTACCGTATTGAATGGGGCACATGCAGTGAACATTTACTCAGTCACTAACTATAGCTAATCAATTTGACTGGGAGGTCAATAGCCTCCCAGTCTCTTTTTAATTATGCCAAAAGTCGAAATACCAATTACCTCACTGCAAATTGCAGACGAAGAAGGTGTGATGGTTCTTCCAGAAGTGGGAGATGCCGTCAGTTTTACCATAGAAGGAGCTGTTGAATCACTTGGAGACGAGTATGCAACAGTTGGAATGGAAACTGTTAATGGTGAACCAGCATACCCGGAAGAAGAGGTCGTGGAAGAATCAGTTGAGGTGGAAGCACCATCCAGAGATGAGATGATTGCGACCATGCAAGAATTAGATCAGGCACAAGGATTATAATAATGAGTACATCAAATATAGGTAACCCAATTCAAGGCCGCCGATTGAAAAGCGGAAATAGTGGTCAAGAACCAATCGAGATAAAAGCATCGATCGGTGATGGAAGCACTGCAAATTCTGCTACTCCGTTTCTGAAATTTACGGGAACGGCAGCATCCACAACTGACGGTAATAATAATGTCACCACGGCAGATGTGACCGGAAGCGGCGCAGCACCAGGTGGAACTAATAAAGCCATTCTAGTTGATGTTGGTGGAACAAACTACTGGATTGCACTGTACGCAGTTTCGTAATGCCACTAGTTGAGTTTAAGAATCACGAGACAGGTGAGATCAAAGAATATTTGGTCTCATCTGATCTCGATAAATTTAGTGATGGCACAGGAACCTGGGCGAAAGTTGAGGTTCCTACGAGTTTTGCCATAGGAGGTATGAAACAAGCACCATCTCAGAAGCAGATGATGAAAAATGGATACCACCGACAAGAAAACTCAAAGAAAGGCTGGAAGAGTGAATACTCTCGGCAAAAAATAAAAAAGATTTGGGGATTATAAGAAATGGCACGACAAAACGACACACTGGCGAATTTTGCAGCGGCAACAAACGAAGAACTCAGTGTTGCAACAAGTAGCACTGTACCAAGTAACGCATCATTAAAGACTGAGACAGCACCCGCTTTTCTGCTATTGCAGAATGTTGGAACCGTACCAGTCTTTTATCGCCTAACCGCTGATGCGGATTCTGCGACTTGCACAACTGCGAGTGGTAATTATACAGGAATTTTGGCCGCAGGTACGGCAGACGAGGATGGCACTGGAGGTGCTATCACATTTGCTGGATACACCGGAGGTTTGGCTTTTTGCACAGCATCAGGAACCGGTAAAGTTAATATCGCATACAGCGGCAGACTGGGAGAATAAACGATGGGAATAGCTAACATAATTAATACGTCTTCTTCCTCAGGTGGAGGAGGATCGTTTGGTTCGCTGGATATTGGAAACGGTTTGGGCGGTGATCCAGACTCAACTGCGGTAGGTCAAAATGCATTAGACTCAAGTCTTTCAACTTCTGTAGAAAACACAGCGATTGGTAACAATACTTTAACCTCAATTAATCACGCAGACGGCGATCGGAATACTGCCGTAGGTTCTGGTGCTAGTGCCACAATTGCGTCAGGTGCGGACACAACATCTGTCGGTTATAATGCATTAAATCTTTACACAGGATCAGACGCAACTGCCGTAGGTTCTGGTGCATTAGATGCAGCTACAAGTGCGGTTTCTGTAACTGCCGTTGGTAAAGATGCATTAGGTGCTTGCACGGACGGATCTCACAACACAGCGGTGGGGTTTGAAGCTGCTGCTTCATTAATCTCAGCAGATACTTGCACAGCAATTGGTAAAGAATCTCAAAAGCTAAACACTGGAGGAGACGCAAACACAAGCGTGGGGAAGATGGCACTTTATTCTTGTGCCACGGGAGACGCAAACACAGCGGCAGGACACGACGCTAGCTACAATACTCTTGGAAGCAGTAACGTGTCTGTGGGGATGAACTCGGCTTACTTCGGAACAACAACTGATAATTGCATTGCAATAGGTCGTAACGCTTTATTAGGTGCTACTGGGGCCACTACGGGAAATGAAAATTTAGCTATTGGGTCGTATTCACTGGACGCTGCAACGTCAGCAAATTCGTGTGTCGTAGTGGGCCACTCGGCTGCGTCAGCCATAACGACTCAGACAGGTGTAACAGCAGTTGGACATAGTGCATTTCGTGATCTAACAGCATCCGATCCGTATGGCGTAGCTGTAGGTCGGTTGGCGGGTAGTTCTGCAACTAGTGCAGAGAAATCAACTCTTGTAGGTTATAATGCGTCTGGAGCTGGAACGCTGACAGGAAATGAAAATACCTGCGTGGGATTTGAATCAGGAAAAAACCTGACCAGCGGATCGAACAACACATTAATCGGAAGCGAGTGTGGTGACGCACTAAATACCGGGGGGTACAATGTTGCTTGCGGAGAGAACGCACTGGGTTCAACTGATGGAGGTGGAAACAATGTTGCTATCGGAAGAGACGCAATCGGCGCAGCAGATGCTGGGTCTAACAATTCGGCATTGGGGAACGGTGCGTTAAGATCAACTACAAGTTCAGAACTAGTTGCAGTCGGTTCATACTCGTCTTACAGAACAACTAGTGCAGCAAGAACGACATCAGTAGGATATGCAGCATTGGAAAATAATCTTACCGGGTCTGACAACACAGCGGTCGGATACTCCTCTTTAAAAGCCACAACGGGGACAGAAAATACGGCGGTTGGATCTAATTGTTTAGATGAAGTGGTTGGTGGATCTTACAACACAGCGGTCGGTTCGTTAGCAATGGGTAACGCTGACGGTGGTGAGGACAAAAATACAGCAATCGGAAGGTGTGCATTGTTTGGACTAGATAGTGACAGTGCTGACGGTAATATTGCTGTGGGACATAACGCTGGTCGATACTACGAAACAGATCCGACTGGTGCACCTACACCTGACGGTGCTTTGACTCAGGCGGTTAACAGCATTTATATTGGGAGTGAAAGTGCAGGTGAACACGTTACTAGTGCTGATAATGAGATTGTTATTGGCTATAACGCTGTGGGTAACGGAGCAAATTCGTTTACTCTAGGAAACGCAACGACAGCTTCATTGCATTGTGCTGTGACATCGATTTCTTCTCTATCAGATCGACGAATTAAACGAGATGTGAAACCTGCTGATAATGTAGGTTTAGCATTTATTGAAAAATTAAATGCGGTCCAATACAAAAAAATAAATCCCGCAGATTGGCCAGAAGAAATTAGACCAAATCAATTTAGAGATAAAGAGAGGCAGGAGCTTGTAACACCTGCCGTTAAAGCAGAACCCGCAGTTTTTGCGGAAGCAGTTGAAGAAGTTACTAAAGAAGTTGTGATCCCAGCAGTTGATGCAGTTTACGACGATAGCAAGCTGATAACTCCTGCTCAACCAGAACGCACTGAAACTGTTGTAGTTACTTCGGCTAAAGAGCGCAGACTGGTTAAACCGGCTATCGAAGCACAAGACGCAGTTTATAAAACTGTGACTGTTCCGGCAGACGAAAGACCGGAAGACAATGACACAAATTATGTTGGGTTGATCGCGCAAGACGTTCAGACGGCAATGACTGAGGCAGGTGTGGATTTTGATTTGGTCGACGAAAGTGTGAACGGTAAGCTTGCAGTTAAATATTCTAATTTAGTAATCCCGCTACTCAAATCAGTGCAGGAGCTAAAATTAGAAATTGACCAATTAAAAAACGCATAATTTAAAATAAAATCTAAGTGAACTTTGACGATATTAAAGTTGCGATTGCTAGTGCTACTGGGATTGGTAATTGGATGGTGGAGATAGATTTAATTCTGAAAGTTGGAATAAGTTTGGCGTCTTTAATTTATATAATTCTGAAGATCAGACATTTAATAAATAATGAAAAAGACATTAACAAGTAGACAAGAAAATGCGCTCAAGCGTCATTCAGTACATCACACATCTAAGCATATGTCTCAGATGAAAAAACTAATGAAATCAGGAAAAACATTTGGCGAATCACATAAAATTGCCATGAAAAAAGTGGGCAAATAATATGAGTTTAAACAAGAACATTCACGCTAAGAAAAAGCGTATTAAATCTGGTAGTGGAGAAAAGATGAGAAAACCAGGTTCTGCTGGCGCACCCACTGCCAAAGCTTTTAAGAAATCTGCAAAAACAGCAAAAAAGAAATATTAATCATGTGGAAATCAAAAACATTATACGCTGGTCTAGCTGGGATTATATCCAGTCTAGGACTTTTTATGTCTTCGGAAATCAGCCTAGCTGAGTTTTTAAACGCAACATTTACAAGTCTTTTGGCAATCTTCTTGAGGCACGGCATTCATAAGACTCAGAATGTCGCTGAAGCAGCAGTTGAGGCAGCAAGCAGTGTCACCCCAGCACCAAAGAAAAAAGTCGTTAAGAAGCAAGATTAGGAGGCTTAAATGGCAGGATTAACAACCACTCAGACATTCAGCGATGGTGATACGGTTACTGCCGCCAAACTGAATAACATAATTGCAAACGCTTCAATCAGTGATGGAGGTATTGCACCTGACAAGTTAGCTCCTAATTCAGTTAAAGAAGCTAACATGGCTAATAACTCGGTAGATACTAATGCGCTAGTTAGTGATTCTGTTACCAATAGCAAACTAGACACGATGGAAAAGCGGAGAGTGAAAGTTAATGCTACTGACGCCACTGCTAATCCGACTGATTTATTTGTAGATGCAAACGAGCTACTCGTAGGAACAAGTAGCACAATTAATGCGGTTAGTTTTTCTGATGATTTGGCTTTGGATAATGCTGGAGCTACTGCAAGTAAGATCATTGCTGCGCCTAGTTTAATTAATGGCAAATCTACAGTAGCAGCATCTAACCTGGACGAGTTGTTGATTTACGATCAGGACGCTACGACTGTACTGAAGAAAACAACAGCAGGATCAATTGTCGCTAGTCTTAAAGCCACTGACAGTCAATCTGGTTCTGCTGAGTTGGCAACTTCCGCTGAACTTATCGGTGGAACTGCTTCACCAACTAATCTAGTTGCTGGAAATGTTAATGCTGCGCCGATGATGGCAAAAGCTTGGGGGTATTTAAAAACAGCAAGCGATGCAATAGTTACTGCATCGTCAATTTTACAAAATTGCAGTGTAACTAGAACTAATGATGGTGCACTTACTGTTGCATTTACTACTGCTTTACCATCAGTTAAATATATGGTGTTAGGAAACGGAAGAACGGCTGGGCCAACTGGATACGGAAACGGGTTACAACTTGTTTCATCAAGTTTAAGTACAAGTGGTTTTACTTTTATAACAATAGATACAAACGGTGACGTAGGATCACTAGTTGACCCAGACGGTGGAATGCAATTCGTTGTTTACGGACTAACATCATGACTTTAACCGACATTGCCACATATGTTTGCAACCTGGTCAACAAAACGGATGACACTAGTAAGACTAGGTGCAAAGAATTTATACGGCAACATCATGAGAACATCATTAACTCTGGGTTATGGAGAGAGACAATTGATGTTGAACAGATGACACTGCCATACGATGGCAGGATAACTCAGATTATTTTAGACAATGGAGGATCAGGATATACCTCCGCACCCACTGTTGGTTTTTCTGGTGGTGCTGGGAGCAGTGCTACTGCTGCTTGTGAGATTGGCGGGGGAGCAGTTGCAAAAGTTTACATCCAAAACTCAGGATCAGGATACACCTCCGCGCCAACAATAACATTTACTGGGGGAGCAGGAGATGGAGCAACTGCAACTGCAATTGTAAGTGAGTTAGCTGATGAGATGGTTTGTCCTCAGAAATTTGAGACTATTTTAGGTATTAGTTATAACGAACAAAATCTATTACCAACACAACTCATAACTGAGTTAATGACTGACCCAGATTCATTTAAGAAAGATGCAAACACTGCTCAGTTTTCTGTTATTGATAGCTCAGGTATTAATTTTGATCCTGCTTATGGTGCTATTGAGTTTCTTTCCTCGGACAGTTCTGACAACGGTAAGAAAATCACAATTGTTGGTGAACTATACGGGCAGGAACTAACTATGCAAAAAGAGACAGTAACACTAGCTTCTAGTGTTACCACATCAAATGTATGGTCAGCAGTTCATTCTATAAGCAAAGAAACAACCACAGGACATGTCCAGGTTAGAAGTGCTACTGACACAAGTAAGTACTTCTTTTGGCCTGAGTGGGAGAATGTTAGCAAATTTCAAAGAGTTAAATTTTTCGACAAACCAAAATATGATGCAAGCGATCCCAAGAACTTGTATGTCATTGGTAAGAAGAAAATCCAGCCCATGGTAGGTGACTATGATTCACCAATGATCAGTGGCATCGACAATGTACTAATCCATTTTGCGACTAGTGACATGTTGAAGAGGTCGAGGCAGTTTGGTAAAGCGCAGTTAGAAACCCAGCAAGCTAATGCATTAATGCAAGTAGCTCGTGACCAGGAGAACAACCAATCAGCTAAAGAAACTCGATTAATACCTGATGTATATGGCATGGGTTACAGCAGAGATGATTTGGGATTTTAAGATATGCCTGTCTACTACAACGATGGACTTGACGACCCGGTTCAATATGACCGTCAAGCTAGTTTCGTAGGTGGTCAGATAAGCAACTTCCGCGAGAATCTTCTAAACGAATCTCAAGCAGAGTCACTTAAAGATTTAGATGCACCAAAGAATGGTGTTTTAAAAAGCAGACGAGGATTTCATCGATTTGCTGATTTACTAGGCAGTTCCACTAGATCGATTAACACACAAGCATTAGCTTATTTTGACACTGATGCTAAAGAGGCATTAATTGCATTTGTTA